ATCTGATTCATTAAATGAACTAGAAGAAGATGTGCCCTTCTAATGTTGTTAGGTATGTGCCTGCTAAAAATTTAAAATATCTTCCAGAAGGTAAATCTATGTTATTAACTAAGTTTACTAAAAGAAAAGGAATGGTAAAGGTAGAGATAGATTTAGATTGGGTAAGAGGCCATACAAATTTGTACAAAAAATTAATGGGGAGACTATGAGCCTCCCTATTAATTACTTGTTACAAACATACATTGTAACTTCAAAGCCGAAACGCATTTCTGTTGCTGATGGTTTTGTCCACATAATTATGTCTCCTTTCGTTGAGATTTGTAATACTTGTATTACTGTTATCATTATACGCTTGAGGGATCAATAAGAGGAAAATGGAGGATTAGTTTATGCTAATGAAATTTATTAAAATATTTATATCATTTTTAGCTATATTTCTTGCTTTAGGAATATATCTACATTATGATTTAATAAAAGAGCAACCTAGACCAGAATATATTTGTCATAAAGGTAGTTTAATTAAGGCAATGGAAATAAGTAAAATCTATTTAAAAGTTAAAGATACTCAATGTGAAATATTTGAGGATTTAATTATTATTGATAAGGAGGTAAAAAAATGAGTGACCCAATTAATCCAGATCATTATAAGGTCGGTGGTATAGAAACATTTGATATTATAAAAGCCAAGATGACTGAAGAAGAAGTTATCGGATACTGTAAGGGTAACAACAGAAAGTATCTTGATAGACGAGGCCATAAACAATCTAAAGACTTAACTGAATTAGAAAAGTTAAAGAATAGGATTGAAGAGTGTAAAAAGCAAAGATGGTACTTAGATAGAGAAGAAGAGATATATGCTGATAAATTATCAAGGCTCATGTCTCCACTTGTAGCACCTGATGAGTGGATAGAAGACCCACTTCATGACGAAGATTAAACTTGGAGGGCAGGTGTGCCACAAATGTAAACAACCTGCAAACACTTATGACAAGAAACAATGGTGGTGCGGTAGAGACTTGTCAGCACATGGGATATGTAAGAATGATAACAAGAAGAATAGCGATAGAGGGTGAATGGTTCACTGTTCAAATACATAAACACGAAGATGGAAAAATAAGATTAGAATTGGTACATGATATAAAAAATAAATTTTATAAAATGTATCCAGATAATTTAGTAAACTTTGAGGAGAATTAAAATGGGCAAAATAGAAAAATTAACATTAGCATTATGTTTTTTAGTATTAGTATCTTTTGAGGTTATTGCAGATGGCACAACAACAATTATGTCGCCAGATGGATCAGTAACGATTTGTACAGTTGGTGATAACGGTATTGTTATTTGCGTTTAAATAAGACCTTTAAGTTTTTGTTCAAACATTAATCTTTCAACTGTTGGTTCATCAATAAATTTACCAAGCTCTCCAGATTTACCCATATATAAAACACCCAATGTATCTTGCATTGGGTTTGTGTTTTTACTTAAATTTTTAGGGTATCCTTTAATTTTTCCAGATTGTAATGCGTTAAAAAAATCATTTCCATATAGTTTTGGTATTGATATGTTTGTTCCTAAAGTTCCTTCATATTGGCCGCCAACAATATCATGAGTATATGCTGGATGAGAACCTTCCATCATTTTTAATTTTTTTGGATCAACTTTAATCAAAGTATCGCCAATCATATCAGAGCCAACCCCTTTTAATCTATCAGCTAATACTGCACCTTCAATATCTTGTATATTAAATCCCATTTCTTTTTGATACTTTTGATTTTCAAGCCTATTCATAAATGCTTTTCTATATTTAGATTCAGTTGCTAATTGATTCCTACCCTCTTCTGACATTATTCCTTTCCAGTCTGGAAGAGCTTTGCTTTTGCCAATCCCATTTTTAATTTCATTGTCTAATTCTTTTATTAAAGATTTAGATATTCTTTTATTATCAATAAAATTTAAAGCAACATCTTTGCTCATATTAGAAAAATATTCAGATCCTTTTCCCATTGTTGTTGGTGCAAGATAAATAGTTCCAGTTCCACCTCTTTTAATATTCTCATCGTAAGCATTTAATAATCTATTAATATCTGTTTGTGATGCTGACTGATTAGATGCGTATATAATATTTTTATCAAATAAAGACTTATCTCTTGGATAATCAAAACCTCCAGTTGTAATTACTGGATTTTTTAATGGCATATCAGATACAGATTCAATTCTTTGGCCTCTGCTTGTAATATCGCTTTGTTTTGGCACTATTGTTGATCCATATAAATCTTCTGCTTTAATTGTTTTTTGTGGAACTAATAATCCTAAATCTGTTACTTCGTATCTTGTTCCTACTAGTGGATTTGGATTTGATGGTTTGCTTTCTAAAAATCTAGATTGAGTAAATGGTTTAAATGCGTTTTTTCCAACCGTTTTACCTATAGTTCCTGCACCGCCTGTTAAAAAGTCTAGGCCAGCATTTAATCCAGTCTCTGGATTCATCATTGCATCAACACGCAACTTAGCATTTGAACCAAGTTTATCTACAGCTCCACTCATATCTCCACGCACCATATATCCTAATGGTGTCTGTATAAAGTAGTCTTTTAGCTTAGTAAGATCTGGAGCATATTGTTGTGCTAATAACATTATTTACTTTCCCATATTAATTTTAGCCAATACTTTAAAGTATCAACTCGTTCTTTGTCTTGTAGTTTATTTAGCCATGCTTGGCGTTGCATAAGCGGCTTCTTAGAGAGATTTAGTGCTTCGCAATACCTTTGGTAGGCCTGACTGTAATTATCTGTTTCTGAGCCGTCTGGCAGTGTTATATTGCGTTTAGTCATCCAAATCTGGAATGTCAGCGTATATAGAGTCTATAACAATTTCAATAGATGATCCGTCAGATAAAAATAATGTCATAGTATCTTCACCGTAAGTGATAGCTACCTCTTCGATCATTTTTCCTGTCATCATTGCTGCTATTTCGTCTATGTCCATACTTCTCCCTAAATGCTGATAGCCGACTCTAATTTTTTTATTTGTGGAATCTTTTTGTTGCTCCTCGACCATTTTCCGCAGTCGTTGCAGCGTAGCCTCTGATAAACGGTATTTGTATTGCAAGCAAAACCTCTTTTCTGTAAACTATTGCTACCACAGTTAGGACATACAACACCTTCTGTGAACCCATTGTGGTTTGGATGGTTTCTAATCCAAGACAACATCTTTTCATAGACCTTTTCCAACAATACAACATCTTGGATATTATACTTCTTCATCATATCCCAAGCCTGTTTATCTTTGTTCATGCACCGTATCCACAGTTCATGACCAATATGTTTAACCTTTTCTCCAAGACCTAATGCCTGAGCAACATAGTCAAGTTTATTACTAGGGAATTTAAACTTACTACGGCTAGTTCTTAATAGGTCTATCTCTCTGTAAGGTGATGGTGGAGTTAGTCCTAATAATAAAAACTCTTTATTTAAAGTAGGTATATCGAACTTTGTGCCATTGTAATGAATGACTGCATCAGCTTCATCTAATAGTTTGTAGATTTCTTTTACCATCTTTTTGTGAGATGTTTCCATCATAGAACTAAAGTAAACATCTTTATCACCTAGCCATTTAGCAGCCCAGCACATTACATAGCTGGATTCCATCAGTTGATTCAAACTAACATTTTGATTGTATAAACCCCAAACATGGGCTGTATTAGGAGATGTTTCTATATCAAGAAGTAATATTTTCAAAGGGTCGTGTCCCTTTCTTATCAATGATTAATGCCTGTTTACGAGGCTCTGTAGGATGAAATGATAAATGCACCCATCTACCATATTCAAGAATAACTTGGTCATAGTTAATATTAGCTAATACTATAGCTTCAACAACATTATGGGGATCACCAAAACTAGGGCAGATAAAGTCAACCGCCAACCCTTTGCAGTGACTAGAAGTTCGCTTGCTTCCCAAATGATCGTTAAGAACATAACTGCGGTAACCACTACTAATAAGCATAGGAGCGTTAAGTACATCTCGTACATATTCTAATTCTTTCGCTAAAAATGTTAAGTTATCAATAATTTCAACCGTAGGAGTATTATCAATACCAAGTCGAGTGGCTGTTTCAGAGTTGACTAGCTCTTCAAGCGTAAAGTGTTTGGTAAGATTCATTTAGTTAATCCTTTAGCCTTCTCAAAGCTCCTCAAACCTCCTAGACCTAACATTCCCATTAATACAGTCATTAAAGACCCCATATCAAATTGAGGTAATGTAGGCAATACAATATTAAACCACGCTGCCATGAATATTATAACTGGAGATAGTACAAAATGCCAAGCTAATGCTATTCCACACACCCATCCTATAAATGGTCTCCACCCAGCAACCCATACGCTTCTGTGTTGAGCTTCTTCTTTATTTGTTTCTGCCTGCATCATGTTAGCTTCATGAGCTTGTTTTTCTGCCATTGTGGCTATCTCATGAGCTAGTTTATTCTTCTGATCTTTATCTTCTATAAACTTATCGAGTATTGATGTTACTGGGCCAATTAATGCTGTCCAAACCATTATAGTTCCTTATAGTCAAATCCAAATTCTTTTGATACTTGTTTGGATAATTTATTAAAATCTTTGTTATGCAGCTCGTATTGTTTTCCATCTAAATACAGTTTAAGGTGACACATTTCATGGGCCATTGTTTTGAGAACAGTATCCAGATGATCGTGTCTAGATTTAGAGATAGAAATGCAATGAGGCTCAGGCTCATACAATCCCATAACCTCTTTATCATTGATGACTGCAAATTCTATTTTGCGAGACAGTGGTAAGTTCCATTTATTAAATGGTTTTATCTGCAC